AAACCGATTTGATGACAAAATTACTCTTTCTTATAAAGTTAATGGTGAATGGCAATTTCATTCTTTTAATTGTACAACAGATCCAGGAACACACTGGGTTGAAAATATAATGAGAAAAGAAGGTGTTGCTATACTTAAACCTGGTCAATATAGATCTAGTCATAAGATCAGAAAACATCAAGGTAGATATGAAGCTTTAGGACAACAAAATCCTGTTAAAGTTTACCGTGATAATAACCGTGATCATATGTATAATTTACATGAAGATTCTGTACAAGAAGGTTTATTTGGTATTAATATTCACAGAGCAACTAAATATGCTGGTAAAAAATCAACGCAAGTAGATAAATGGTCAGCAGGTTGTCAAGTGATTGCTTCTAATGATGATTGGAAATTATTTATGAAAATATGTAGAAAAGCAAGAGATACATGGAATAATAATTTTACATATACATTATTAGAAAGTAAAGATATTAGACATTCATGGCTGTAGTTAATAAAGTAAATATTAAAGCAAAAGTAAGTAAGGATGAGGTTATTAAATACCAAATCCTTACTCATTGCTTTTTAAATAATATTACAATTAGCAATTCTGATTTAGAATGTTTATGTGAATTAGCAAAAAAAGGTATGAAAGAGTTAACTGAATTTTGTAAAGAGATATCTAAAAGAGGAATATTTAAAAGCTCACAATCATGTAGAAATGCTATTACAAAAGCAGAAAAGAAAAATTTAATTGTAAAAAATGGATCTAATAAAAAAACTATTAGTTTAAATATGAATATAGAAACTGAAGGTACTATTTTATTAGATATAAAAGTTTTAGGATTTGAAGCCAAAGAATCATAAATTCTTTTTTGATAGTGTTGCCAAAGAAATTGGTGTACATAAGGATGTTGTTGATAATCTTGTAACATTTTACTACAGTAAAGTAAGAAAAAGTTTATCTGATTTAGAAGATACTCATATTAATATTTCTTCATTAGGTACTTTTACAATAAGAAAATCAAGATTAGAAAAAGCAATTAAAAGAAATAAAGATATATTAGGTAACCTAGAAAAAATGACATACAAAGGTTATGAAAAATATATACCTGTTAAAAATAAAATTAAGCTAATGGAAGCAGCATTAGAAAAATTAAATGAAAAATTAAAAGCAAAAAAAGAATTTAAAAATGAAAATAAATAAAATAGTTAGTGCATTTACTAATTTGGATAAAATTGCAGAAGGGGTTAAAAATAAAATTTTTAAAAATGAAGATGTAGAAGAAATTGCAAAAGTAAGATGGATGGATTGTTCAGCATGTGAACATTTAGATACTGAAGGAAATAAATGTGCAATAAAAGCTACAAGACCATGTTGTGGTAAATGTGGTTGTAGTATAGGATTAAAAATTAGATCTCTTTCTTCTGGATGTCCAATAGGAAAATGGAAAGCTGTTACAAACAAAGAAGGAGAAAAAGCTATAAAAAAACAAATAAAAGATGCCAGTAATATTTAAATCAGACGGTCATGTATATGAAACCCTTAATGAAGATCTTAAAAAAGATCAAATTAAGTGGACAAGTGTTACATCATTTGTAGGTATGTTTAAACCTAAATTTGATGCAGAAGCACAATCAAAAAAATCATCTAAAAACAAAAGATCAAAATGGTATAAAATACCACCAAAAAAAATATTAGAAATTTGGAATAAAGAATCTGAAAGAGCTATTGAGTTAGGTAATTGGTATCATGATGAAAGAGAAGAAAGATTATGTGAATTTAAAACAATTTCTAGAGAAGGTGTAGAAATTCCTATTGTAAAACCAATTACTGATCAAAATGGTATAAAAATTGCACCTGAACAAAAGTTAAAAGATGGTATATATCCAGAACATTTTGTTTATTTAAAATCTGCTGGTTTATGTGGACAAGCAGATCTTGTTACTATAGTAAATGGTAAAATTAATATATTAGATTATAAAACAAATAAAGAAATTAAAACTAAAGGGTTTACTAATTGGGAAGGTATAACTTCTAAAATGTATAAACCTGTTAGCCATCTTGATGATTGTAATCTTAAACATTATAATTTACAATTAAGTTTATATATTTATATTATTAAAAAACATAATCCTAAACTTAAAATAGGAGATCTTCAAATACAACATGTTACATTTGAAGAAAAAGGTAAAGATGATCATGGTTACCCAATAACAAAATATAATGATCAAAATGAACCAATTATAAAAGAAATAAAAATGTATAATTTACCATATTTAAAACAAGAAGTACAAAGTTTAATTATGTGGTTAAAAGATAATCCAATATGTTAGTAAAATTATTTGATATACAAAATGGTAAAGTAGTTCCTAGTGAACATTGTTATACACTAAAATCACTTAAAAAAATAATGGATGAATATCCAGATACATATTTACCTATATATCAATATGTATTTTATATGACATGTCCTGATCCTGATATGAATCCTTTTTTTAATTTACCAGAACATGAAAAAGAAGATATGATAATAGAAGAAATAGGATTAGAAGAATCTACAGAAGATGGCCCAATAAGACATGCTATAGACACTTGTAAAGAATTATATGAAACTCCTACATATAGAGCTTATAAAGGTATTAAAACAATGCTAGATAGATTAGCTAGATATATGGAGACTACGTCTATTGATCACGGTAGAGATGGTAATTTAACTGCATTAGTTAATACTGCTGCTAAATTTGATCAGATAAGACAATCTTTTAAAGGAGCATATACAGATATGAAAAATGAACAACAAAGCTCTGTCCGCGGTGGTCAGGGTTTAGCATATGATCAATTATAAATTTAAATTTAAAACAATGAGTAAAAAAATTCAACCACTTGGAAAAAGAGTATTAATTAAATTAGTACCAAAAAAAGATACAACAGACACAGGAATTATTCTTCCTGATTCACAAGTTCAAGAAATACCTAGAGGAACTATTTTAAAATTAGGTTCTGAATGTACTTCAAATCTTAAGGTAGGAGATGAGGTAGAATGGGAAATGACATCAGGTGCATATAATGTAAAACATGATGATCAAGATTGTATAATATTACATGAAGGAGCATTTATATTAAAATATGTTTAAAAAAATTCCACAATATAAAGAAGGAAAATGGTCTTATAAAGAATTTGAAACAAGAGAAGATTTTATAAGATTTTTACTTACAATTTTTAAAGAACCAGGGCAGTATCAATTTGATGAGACTGCCTTGTTGTTTAATGAACAAGCTGAAACATTTAATAAACAAAGTTATTATTGTAATAAACCTTTTAGATCAAAAGATTATATTGAGTATTGGAATTTAGAAAAAGAAAAATGCAGAGAAGGTGCAATATATTATGGTAATAAAAATATATTTTATGTAACAAGAGATTACTATATGTGGTTAAACTTTTTACCAATCTTTGATAAAGAGGAAAAAAAGTATGGTTTTGCTAAAGTAAGAGATGCGCAATATCATATGGCATTATATGAGTTATTAGCAGAACTACATTATAGACATGCAGCTATACTTAAAAAACGTCAGATTGCATCTTCATATTTTCATATGGCTAAAATAGTAAATCAATTTTGGTTTGAAGAAGGATCTATATGTAAAATAGGTGCATCATTAAAAGATTATATAAATGACAAAGGTTCATGGAAATTTTTAGAAGAATACAAAACATTTCTTAATGAACACACCGCATGGTATAGACCAACTAATCCTTCTAAAATATTATTATGGGAACAAAAAATTGAAGTTACTATTAATAACAGAAAAACTCATAAAGGTTTAATGTCAAAAATTCAAGGAGCATCTTTTGAAAAAAATGCAACAACTGGTGTAGGTGGACCTTGTACTTACTTCTTTCATGAAGAGGCTGGAATTGCTCCAAAGATGGATCAAACATTTGAATACATTAGACCTGCAATGACATCTGGTATGATGACTACAGGTATGTTTATAGCTGCTGGATCAGTGGGTGATCTTGATCAATGTGAGCCTTTAAAACAAATGATATTAAATCCAGAAGGAAATGATATATATGCAGTAGAAACAAACTTAATGGATGATAAAGGAACTATAGGAAACTGTGGTTTGTTTATTCCAGAACAATGGTCTATGCCTCCTTATATAGATAAATATGGTAATACATTAATTGAAGAAGCATTAAAAGCAATTAAAGAAGAAAGAGAACAATGGAAAAAAGATTTGACACCTGAACAGTATCAATTAAGAATATCACAGAAACCAATAGATATTGCTGAAGCATTTGCATATAGACAAGAAGCAATATTTCCATTACATGTAATATCTAAACAATTAAAAAAAATAGAAGATAAAGAATACTCTTATGAATTTTTAAAATTAGAAAGAGATGAAAAAGGAATTACATGTAGTAGCACTAAAAAACTTCCTATATCTAAATTTCCAGTAGATAAAAAATTAGAGGATAAATCAGGAGCATTAGTTGTGTGGGAAAGACCAATAAAAAATCCTCCTTTTAGTATGTATTATGGATCTATTGACCCTGTATCAGAAGGTAAAACAACTACATCAGATTCATTATGTAGTATATTTATTTATAAAAATCCTGTAGAAGTTACAAAAGAAACAGCAGCAGGTTTAGAAAGATTTACTGAAGGTGATAAAATTGTAGCATCATGGTGTGGTAGATATGATGATATAAATAAAACACATGAACAATTAGAACTTATAATAGAATGGTATAATGCTTGGACACTAGTTGAAAATAATATATCTCTTTTTATACAACACATGATTGCTAGAAAAAAACAAAAGTATTTAGTACCTAAACAACAAATAGTATTTTTAAAAGATCTTGGATCTAACAATAATGTATTTCAAGAATATGGTTGGAAGAATACAGGTACATTATTTAAAAGTCATTTAATATCTTACGCTATAGAATTTATTAGAGAAGAGATAGATCAAGAGTTTAATAAAGAAGGAGATGTTATAAAATCAAAATTAGGTGTAGAAAGAATTCCTGATAAAATGTTATTAATTGAAATGTCACAATATTTTCCTGGATTGAACGTAGATAGGCTTGTAGCATTTTCTGCACTAATAGCATTTGCAAAGTTACAACAAGCTAATAGAGGCTATATTAAGCGTAAAGAGAAGGATAAGTCTTTAGATAACTTGGAAAAACCACAAAAAATGTATAAATTGAATATGAGACCTTTTAAGAATTTAGGTAGAAGAAAAAAGACTTTACAAGGTAAAAATAAAAGATCTCCTTTTAAAAATATAAAATAATGAGTTATTGGTCAACTACATCAACAGGAAATATTCCAAAATGGACAACCACCTCTTTTTATGAGAATACGTCTATAAAATATACAATAAAAAAATAATATTATGAAGGTATATAACGCCTTACAACTTAAAAACGGTGCTAAAGCTGATAGTAAAAGTTATCCAACTAATGCTACACTAACACAACCTATACAGTTTTTGTCAGCTAAAAAAAAGAATGATGATTGGGCTGCTCATAATATAGATTGGTTGGAGCTTCAAGGTATAGAATATCTTAAACATAATTCTAGAAAAATTCTTAAGAATTATAAATTAGCTAAAGGTATTATAGATAATGAATACAAAGATCTAATGGACATTCTCACAAAAGAAGATGACTCAGCATTAGAGCTTAAATTTTATCCTATTGTTCCTAATGTTATAAATGTACTATGTGGTGAATTTTCTAAAAGATATGCAAAAGTACAATTTAGAGCTGTTGATGATCTTTCTTATAATGAAATGCTAGAGCAAAAAAGAGCAATGGTAGAAGAAAATCTTTTAGCAGATGCAGAAGGAAAAATGATGCTACAACTTATTGAGATGGGAATGGATCCTCAATCAGATGAAGCTAAACAAAAATTAGCTCCAGATAATTTAAAAACACTTCCTGAAATAGAAGACTTTTTTTCAAAAGATTATAGAAGTTTAGTAGAAGAATGGGCATCTCATCAAATGACAGTTGATCAAGAAAGATTTAAAATGCATGAGCTTGAAGAAAGAGGTTTTAGAGATATGCTTATTTGTGATAGAGAGTTTTGGCATTTTAAAATGATGGAAGATGATTATGAAGTAGAATTATGGAATCCCGTATTAACCTTTTATCAAAAGTCACCAGACGTTAGATATATATCAGATGCTAATTGGGCAGGTAAATGTGATATGATGACTGTATCAGATGTAATAGATTGTTATGGATATCTTATGTCAGAAGATCAATTAAAGTCTCTACAAAATATATACCCTCCAAAATCTGCTCATTATCAAGTTAGAGGTATGCAAAATGATGGATCTTATTATGATCCTACTAAATCACATGAATGGAATACAAATTTACCTTCATTACAATTTAGACAATTAATGAGTAATTGGAATGATCCAGGAGGACAAGGTGATATTGTTGATATGATATTAAAAGAAGGAGAGGATGTTCATACGTGGGGTAATAGTGATATGATGAGAGTTACAACTGTTTATTGGAAAACACAAAGAAAAGTTGGACACTTAACTAGAGTAATGGAAGATGGTGATGTAATACAAAAAGTAGTAGATGAGAATTTTAAAGTAACTGAAAAACCTATTTACAATACAAACTTATTTAAATTAAAAACAAAAGATAATCTTGCTTTTGGTGAACATGTAGATTGGATATGGATAAATGAAGTATGGGGTGGAGTTAAAATAGGTCCTAATTTACCAACTAACTGGAGACAAGGATCAAGTGAAATAAATCCTATTTACTTAGGAATAAATAGAAGTAAACCATGTAGATTACAATTTCAATTTAAAGGTGATAATAATTTATATGGATCTAAATTACCAATAGAAGGTAGAGTATTTTCTGATAGAAATACTAT